CCCATGGCTTGCCTACCGATGGTACATTAACAATAATGTTATGCCTAGCACGCATGCTAGGTGTTCCAATTGTTATGCACTTACCATGTAAATTACCATTGGAATCAACATTCTCTAACCAAGTTTTTAAAATACTATGTCTAGACTTGGCTGAAAGAAATTCAGTATATAGTTTACCATCACCGCCTAGAAACTCTAAGCTATCCTCAGTAATTTTTGGAGAAGTTTTTTCTTTCTTACCAGTAGCTTCGTTTACTTTATAATTCCACTCAGTTGGTTGCCAGTTGTTTCTGTATAGAAACATTTTCACATCTGCAACTGAATCCAAACTAAGATTTTCAAACTCTACTCGACAATATTCGCCAGCTACCAGCCGTTCTTCACCTTCGTAACCTGACCAAGGATCTATTTTAAACCAATTTGCAGTATGTACATCATAACAACCTTTTTGGGTCCATTTAGGAAACTTAGTTTCAACTATACCTTTCTTTTTGTCTACAGCTACACATTTCATTCCTAATCTTTGAGAAAGAGCATTGTAAGCTCTGCTCATTTCATTTTCTAGTGTTTTATATAAAGCCTTAGCTTCTTCGACTTTAAAGGGCCAACCTTCAAATTCAGCTCTACTACACCATAAAGATACAGCATGCTCGGCTTTCAAATAAGGCTTTATTTTTGGTTCTTTTGCAGCTAAGTCTTTGAGTTCTTGTAGAAGATAATAATAAACTTTTTTATTCAAGCTTACGTCTTCGACATTTCGAATACGCATCTCTTCAGAATATTGAGACCAATCTTTATGCTGTGGCTTTGGATGATTTAAAAATGTACCCCATTGTTCAAGACTGTGACCATCGTTACTGAATCTTTTATAATTCAGAACACGAGATAAAACTAGGGTATCTACAATTTTTACATGTTTTGGAAGTTCATAATTAAAAAGCTTTTTGAATAGCATTAAGTCAAAGTCAATTATATTATGACCAATGACTTCAGTGGCTAATTCAAATTCTTTTTGCCAGCTTAAATCACCACTCAAATAAGATTTCTTAGTATTAAGCGTAAGATTATCTAATGTGATGATCCACATTACTGTTGCAGTATCTAGTAGACCATCTGACTCAGCATCAAATATAATCTTCATTTTAACTCTAAATCAGGATATACACTTTTTAAATACTGTTTTTGCATATTTTTAAAGTCATTTAAGACTGTTAGTAGTGTACGCGAAAATCTTAAATATTCAGGCCTATTTAAGCCTTGGTACACTACACCCCATTTATCTTTAACTTTTACACGCATTACTTCAAATTCATCCTTCCCGGGTTGATACTGTATCTGCTTTGCTTGCAAATACTCTATAAATCTCGGTAGGCGAGCTCTTCTCAACAGTAGTGACATTTTCTACTTGTTTCAAGATTTCGTGAATCTTAACTGATTTAATAGGCTTGTTGTTGTTTTGAATATACAACACAAGATACAGATAGTAATACAAGCCCTTCTTCAGCTCTTGCAATTCAGGGTCTTTACGACCATTTCGATCTAGATATTTTCTTACTTGAAATTCAATAGCGCCTTTAAGTACTTCTGGATCTTTATAACGAGGAATATTTGAAACTACATCGATCCATTCATTTTCTTCAAAATAATTTTGATAATGAGTCGGCTTCACATTATTCTTAATATTGAGAGTATGTACCATTTTAGTATCAATAACTGGTGCAGGGTTTACATTGTTTTGAGTATTACATGCAATATCTTTTTTAATCCAAGTGAATTCTCTTTCTAATTTAATACGCCATGCTTCTAGATCATCCACTGACTGTAAAATATACTTTTTTCCAGAACCATTCAATTCCATATTTTCTACAGTTACATAATATGGAGATACAACATGATTTTCCTTTATTTCTTCGAAATTAGTTGTAGTATCAAGATGCTTATCACATTCTTGATCAGTGTTATAAATTTTGAAAGTGTAAAGATAAATCATTTTAAATCCAATTTAAAAGGGACTATCCCTTTTATGAGATAGTCCCTTTGTTTAATTAAAACGTTGCTTCGTCGTTGTTATCGTCGCCATCAGGAACGATAGTTTCTGTGTCTGCTTCGTCGAAGTCTTCACTCCTAGGACGAGGCTTGTAAACAATGTGCTTAAGTACTTGAATGCCCATTAATACAGATGCTAAACCTGTACCACCATCCTTCTTAGGATATTCGTATTGGAAAAGTCGAACATTACCAATAGAACCATTACCAATAGTATTAGGATCGATTTCTTCCAGCTTACCATTGACAACTTTGATCGGTGAGCTAGGCTCGCCATCTTCCTTAATGGACTTCTTCTTCAGATTGACCCTGTAGTAAATAGGGCCTTCATCCGGATCAATAGTCTTGACCGGAAGTTGCATTTCTTCCCAAAGCTTTTTTACGGCCTTGTCTGTAGTGCGAATTTGAAGTTCCCATGTAGGGTTCTTTTTATTGAACTTCGCATTAGGACGCTTCGGATCAAGCTTACAAAACCACATTTCACAGTTCTTAATAATAGGCATTTTGTTTCCTTAAGTTGAGTACCCTCTTTGAGGGTTAATATAACGGGATTGCTAAAATTAGTTTTTACAAATTTTTAATTAAAGATAATATCAAGAAATATCATCGACATCTTTGAATGCATTATCCCATTCATCAGAAATTACTCCGGTCATGATAAATTCTCTATCATCAGCTGATAAATTAGGAAATGCTTCTTGGACAAGCATACCATTTTCCCAAGCATCTATTTGCAATTGGGTAATTGGCAAATCACGTGTACGTTCTACACCTGTAAGAAACGATTTACGAGTAATAAGCATTTAATAGCCTTGTTTAGTCAACTCAATTGACTCAATGACGGTAGGATTTTCATTTGCAATTTCTAGCGGTACTAGATACGTATTTCCGCCACCATTATGTGTACATAATAGTACGTATACAAAGTCACCACAGATCTCGCAAATATCAAAATGTGAAGCCTTTTCTTTCAACGTATAATAGCTAGGTGATTCATCATAATATTTGATCATAGGTGTAATAATCTCAGAAAGATCTTCTGAAGATTCAACTAAGTAAATATCACCACCTAGTAAATTTTGAAAATTATCTTTTAAAAATTCCTTTAGATCTTCGGGATCAGGCTCATAAGTGATAAGACCATTATAAATCTTATCATACACCTCAGGGATGTTTGCATTCTTCAATTCTTCAAGATTAGCAGCTAGTTTTTTCATGATTAGCAAAAACAATATTCAGAATCTAACACAAGCGATAAATCTAAACTGCCGAGGTTAAGATTTTTAATATCGCCACCTATTTGAGAAATTATATGATTCAGGGGGTCTTTCTCATATAATTCTACAAATTTACTCCTGACTAATGTAAATAAATCAGGCATATCCGCAAGCAAACAACCAAATGAGTCATGGATTGTTGTTACAGAAAAATCAGCTGCACAGACAGTCATTGTCAAATGTGCTGCATCTAGACTATGGATTATATTTGGACTTGCACCTTGAGATTGTTTATTTTTAGAAGGTACAACATCTTCTATAAAACAAATAGCAAGTTGAAGGGTATTGTCAAAATAGCCAGTGCTATTTCTAGTACCTTTTGGAGGTCCGTATTGAACCCATACTTTCTTTACGATACCTTCAGTATAATTTTGAACTACTGGAAAATTAGTTATCGGTACATTCCATGACAAAAATTTATTGACTTGCTCAGCCTTCTTACCTGCATCTTCGAATATCTTTAGTAATTCCATAGGTTTCTTCAAAGATCTTCTACAATCTTGAAATACGACTCTACCTAGATATGCACCCCATTTGTGCTCCATATGTAGCAAAAGATCAATGTTATGCTTTCTAGCGTCATCTATTATTTGTTGACCTAAACCATATGCAGTACCGCCATATGGGATTGTCATTGTATTTCTCTTGACAATCTTACGTTTGTGTTTAGTATCTTTTATTCTAAGCCAAAATACAGGAGCCGAAATACCTATCAAAAGTTCATTTTCTTTTTTAAAGTCACGTATATCTTCAATTAACTTATGTCTAAGATCGCTTTTTGGCTCTGCGGAATTTATCTTTTTCTTCAATTCAATTAAGTTATCTATAAACGTTTCACATGTCTCAACTTCATCTTTAGACATGAAAGAAACTTCTTCACGAATGTGCTCCCATACGTGATCACCTACATAACGATATAAATCGCCTGGTAATTCTAAAGGCACAAGATTAACATGAGGCGCAATATCTTCATCTTTCGTCAACGCAGCTAAGTGCTGACTACCATTATTAGAACCATCAATATAAACTTCTAGGGAAGATTCATAATCATACTCAGATAGCGTCTCTTTATTATTTTCGTAAACCTCCATCTGCCAAATTCTGAATTTCATCAATTCAATACATGCAGCTAGAAATTGCCATGGATTGTCTGCCTTCATCCAATTCTGGTTTACCTTTGGGGATTCAGCATAAGATAATAGAATTTCTTCGTTATCAAGTGCCCACAAATATCTTTCTTTTAATGGTATTTTATCTGTTTTAGCGCCATCATCTCTGCCAGATTCCCCAGCCCAATTAGATGCGATAGATACCATCAACCAGAAGAAACCTTGCTTTCCAATAGCCTTTTTATCTGCTCTAAGTAAAAGACCTCTAGCTAAGTCTGAACCTTGTTCATGTAAATAGGCTGTAGCTGTATATTTACGACCTCTAAAATCTAAGTAATATAAATGATAAAAAGTTTTATTTAGAAATCTCTTTGCAATATCACCAATTGTTTTTGCTTCTCTTACTTTAGTAGCTTTTGCTTCTAAATTCTGTAGTTCCCAAATATCCGAAAAAGCTTCTGTTTTATTTCTCAAGGCCCATAAATGTAAATCATAAATGTCTTTATTTATACGCCATCCAACTTTTTGCGCCTTATTTACACACTCAAATATCATAGGGTGTGTTTCTGGACTTAAGGCGTCTAGCACATCTTTATTACCGGTTTTTACTAATGAAGCCCCTGTAGGGTGTTTAGAACTTGTCCAAGATTCATATGGTTTTTCTGAAGGTAATTTTTCAATTTGAGAGGGATCTAATGAGTTCCACAAATTACATATCTGATCGTCATTCGTAACTTGAACTATATAAGTATTATGACCATTAGAACTCTGACCTAAGATCACTTGTATTAAATTTAGTTCCTCGAATGTATATAAAAGAAATGCTCCGGTTTTAGCCGCTAGAGCAGAATCTCTTTTTAGCTTATATTTACCTCTAATA